AAAGGAATCCCTTTTAAGTTCCTTTTCCATTGATTGAGCATTGCTATCTTTTAAAGTCAGGATTCCATCAGCTTTCAAGTCCAATATTGTTTCAAAAATATTGTCATTAGGTGTCCCATCTATAAATACTTTTATTGTTCCAGGCTCAGTTGAAGGATTTGTTTCAGGGTCTAAAATTATGCAGTCCTTGACATTTTCTAATGCCATAAGTCCATTATGTAGAGCTTCATGTATAGCCGTTTTTTTTGTAGTCTGCTGTTTTTTCAATCTTGCCCTATATATACTGTCAGATTCACTATTTTCTCCACCCTCTATATTTGTGTCATTTGTTATTTTCTTTATACCTTGATATTCAAATTCAAACTCAACATCTGTTGAAATATTATATTCACTTCCAATATTTATTGCTTGTATAAATGCCGTTTTTGAATAATCTCCAGTTGTTTCCAATGTATCCAAGATAACGTTATTAAGTATTACATATTCCTTTTCTGCATATTTTATTACTGTCTGTGAAGGAATGGCCAAATTTTGATTCCCTATTATTTTTACCTGTCCTGTTGCAAACTGTCCAGGTTTTCTAGGTGTCCTTAAAAGTGTTCCAAAGTAATCAAGGTATACTCCAGTTGCCGTATTTATATTCATCTGATTACTTAAAAGCAGTAAGTCTTCCCATACTTCTTTCAGTTCATAACTTATAGCTTCAGAATGTATTCCTTCAGGAGTATTAAAATCTAACACATAATTATTGTCTTGAAGTCTAACTCTATATCTGCCTTGAATATCATTTGATATACTCTGAAAATCCTTTATTTTGAAGCCTTCTTCTGTTACTCCAAACATCAATTAACCTCCTCTCTAAAGTTTTAATGTTTCCCCCGTTTTTAAAAGAATTTCAACCTCAAAACTGTAATTCCCTGTTGAATTGACAAAATTACTTTTAAAATCCAGTATTGAATCTACATCTGGATCCGACAATATAGTTTCTCTTATTTGGGATTCAATATTGAATTTTTGTAGCATTTCCCCTATCTGCCCTGCATGTTCTGCCCTATTAATCCAGTAAAGTCCTTCGTTTTTATGCAAAAACCACTCTTCAGAAAATAATCTGAGCTTGTTTTCCAGCCTTAAACGAATTTTTTCAAGTGGATTTGACAAGTCAATATTCTTTTTTAAGGAAACATCAATCATTCTATCTTTTTCTATTGTCTGCCAGCTCTGTACCGACTCCATTTATTCCCCCCCTTTAATCAATAGGAATACCCCCGTTAGTATGATTAAGGAACGATTTTCCACTTGCCGTTAAATCAGCGTTTGTTGTTATATCTTTTCCTACATCCAAACTTCCTGAAATTGTCGTATTCCCGTTAAGTTTTATGCTAGGAGCTGTTATTTCAACTTCTCCTGAGTTCATTCTTATGACATTTCCACCATAAAGGATATAAAAATCATTCCCATACGGGCTATTTTCACTGTCTGCCGTTATCTGTCCTATAACAATTGCATTATTAATATCGAACTTTGTTTCGTACTCAGGCTCGATAGGATCATTTGAATTCCTTGCAAAAAAAGTTTCATGCTGGCAGAAACCAACTATAACTTTATCCCCTTTCGATAACGGGGCATTTACTTTGCAAGATTTTCCCCAGAATATTGGAGCTATAGGAACATCCTCAATTACTGGGACTTCATCCCTTTTCCCCATTACTTCAGGTATATCAAGCAACTGAATGTCACACATCATTTTTGTATTATCCACTTTTTCTATCCTTGCAATTGCTATTGTATTTATTGAGTTTATTTTTTCATCAGTCAGTCCTTCTATTATTTCTCCTAATGTTTTTCTTCTCATTATTTTTTAACTCCATATGTATTTTTAATTCTTTCCCAGTCATTATCTTTTTTCCCTGTTTTCTTACTGGTCTCCTTTTTATTCTTAGCAGTTTTGCCTTTTTTCTTTTTTTCCTTCTTCTCTTTTTTCCTTGAAGCATTCTTATTTTCCCCGCTTGCATTGGTGACTATTTCAATAACTTTTTCATTCTCTTTTTCTTCAAGTTTAGTTTTTATTTCAATTTCCGTGTACGCTTCCTGATTGAATTTCATTATATGTTTTCCTTTTATTATTAAGAATTCCCCTTGTATTTCAATGCCTTCAAACTCCTCTTTCAGGTCAATTTTTAATTTATAACCTTCTTTGAGCCTATGGTCTATGACACTTTTTAATGTATAGCCATCCTGATTTGAAGTTATATCCATAAAAAGATTAGGGTCGAACTCAATAACTCCGAGATTTACATCATTCTTTTTCTGAAAATAAACAAGTCCATCTTTTATAAAAAATATGCTTTCACAATCTTTAGCTATTGTTTTAAATATGCTTTTTACATTGTTATTTAAAGTTTTCCCATTCTCATAAACTACATCTTTAGTTAATTCTATTTTTCCAACTTTCAATTTATCCAATTTGGAAATGATTATATTTATAACCGTACTTGCTTTACTTTTACGACCTATTTTCAAGTTTATTTTAGTGTCCTTGTATTCATCGTTGTAAGTATTGCAAGTTATATTGAATTTTTTTTCTGTCCCCTCAAATTTTCCCTGTGTTTCTTCTATAATCCCTTTATAAATAACCCCAATATCCTTATTTTCCTCACTACCATTCAAATAACCTATTTCAACTAATACTTCTGTTCCTCTGACTAATTTCTTTACCATATCATTAGTCAGATTTATTAGTGTAATTTTACAGATATTAGTATTTTCCGTAGTATCAAACTCCGATTCAATCTCAAAATCAGGGGAACTGTCTATTCCATTTTGTACTAGGAATCTTTCAAAAATTACTGTTTCTTCATTTTTTAAAGTAAAAGTAACCTTTGCGTATCTGTCCCATAAAATCCAGTTCTTACTCATTTTCCACCACCATTAAGTCCTGAAGTATACCAGCCGTTTCTATATTGAAATCTATATCAAATCCGTTAGTGTTTATAGGTAATGCCATAAGTTTTAATTCAGGAAAATCTCTGTATCTACGTTTGCATATCTCAAATAAGTCCTCATATGAGTTTATTTTTTGCCCCATATGGAGTTCTTTTTCCTCATCCCTTATGTCAATATACCAGCACCCCTTAATCGCATAAATGTCGAGTATTACAATCTTACTCTTATCCTTTTTACTTAGTAAGGCTTTATAGGAATTCTTTTTTTCTTTATTGTATGTGATATTTAAACTGTACAGCATACTACACTACCCCCTGTGTCCTTGTGTCGTTATTATACTTATCATGTAATACTTCATTTAAAGAAATAGGATTCAATTCCCTGTTCTGAACTGTTCCATTAGGATTATATACATTAGTTGTAATTACCCCATTTTCATCTTTGGTAAATTCCAGTAAATTTACCTGTTTTAATGTCAAACTTACTTTTATTCCCGTATATGCCTGCCAATCTTCAGTATAAGAAAAGTTTGTTAAGGCTAATGGAGCGTATATCTTGTTATCCAGTTTTTCGTACATCAGGGCAGTATATTTTCTTTCCTTTGAAAACTGAATCATTTTTTCAAGTTCACTTTTCCAATGCCTTCCAAATATTAAGCACTCAACCTGAATGGTATAAGGATTTACAAACATATTCTCGTTGAAGTCATCTTTCAAGTAGGACTTATACCCTGTTACTTCATTTTCCTGTGAAAAATTGGTTGAAATAACAAAAAGAGGTATATCGCCCAAAAGTGCATTTGGTTTTGCCTTAAAATATCTATCATAGAGTTTCCCATATTTCTCGTACATCTTTGATATTTTTGACAAATCCATATTTTTAAATAACTTATTCAAAAATTCTTTTAGCATTAATACCTCCTTTTATTAAACTATCCCTAATTTTTCTAACTCGTTTATTATTTCGTGTGCTGCACCTTTACTGTCATTTGCTTTTACATAGATAGTGTTATGGTTTACTATTGTTTTGCCACCTGATACACCGCCTCTTGTATTGTTTCTTATTGCCTTTGCAGTGTTAAGAATGTCTCTTGTTGTTGTGTTTCTCGCAACCATAGAGCCATTCGGTAACCATATAGCTTCATCCCCTTGTTCATCTACTGTTGTATATCCACCTGACTTCCATCCTTGGAAATAATCAGTACCAGTTGCTTTTTTTTGCTTACTCCCAATGAATGGGATGACAAAGTTTTTTCCAAGTCTTATTCCGTTATCTTTTCTTAAAGATTCCATGTTTTTTTGAATATTACCAAGTTTTTCCCAACCACCATTAAGCAAGTCTTTTAATGCTCCTAATGCTCCCTGTAATGCTCCTGTTATTCCGTTAATTGCTCCAACTGCAACGTCACAAGCTGCCTTTATCACACTTTTTACACTCTCCCAAGCTTCATTACAGAAATTCCTAAATTCCTCATTCTTATTATATAGTTCGACCAAAGCTCCTATAAGCCAGCCAAAAGGGCCGCCTATAATAGCTCCTACTATCATTGTCCAATGGTCTTTTATGCTAGACCAGATGAAATTTACCATATCTCGAAACCATGCAACATTATTATAAAGCCATTGTAAACTTACCCATAGCAATCCTAAAGCTGTTATAACCGCCGTTATTGCTAATACTATAGGATTTAGGGAAGTAACTAAATTGAGTATACCCATTGCTGTTGTAAGAGAATAAACAATTCCAATAATTATTGCCAATGCTTTTCCCCATATCTGAATTGAATTTGCATTGTCATCAATCCATTTCTTAGCACCCTCTATTTTTTGTCTGAAAGCCTCAATGTTTTCCCTTAAATCTTTTAATGTCTGAACAACATCTTCACCGTTTTTCTTTGTATCTTTTAATCCATTCTTAGCGTCTCTCTGTTTCTGTGTCATTCCAAATAAGGCCAAAACAAATTCTGATATTAAACCTATAAGGCTCTGAAATGTGTCTCCTAATGCTTTCAATGTTCCTTGCCATTCCCTGTTTGCTGCTTCATTCTGTGACAGATAGTCAAGCCATCTTTGGAATAGATTAAAAGCAATAACCAAAGCTATAACAACTCCACCCATTAATGCAAGTTTTAATCCTCCCATTGCTAATGCCGAAGCCTTAACAGCAGAAACAAATGTCAATACTTTAACTATTAATGCTCCAAAAACAAATTTACCAACAATTAATGC